TATTCAAGGCTTAGCCGCTAGTGCGGCAAGCGTGGTTGCTATGGCTGGCGATCATATTAACATTTCACCAACTGCACAAATTATGATTCATAAGGCTTGGTCACAACCAGCTGGTAATGCTGACGATTTGGAACATGAATCCAGTATTTTAAATGGCATTGATCAATCAATTGCCAGTGCCTATGAAGCTAAAACTGGCATGGATCAAGCTGACTTGCTACAACTAATGGCAAATGAAACATGGTTAACCGCTAGTGATGCCGTTGATAAAGGCTTCGCTGACGAAATTATGTTTGCTAATGACCAACAATTACAACCGGTTAACGCTATTTCACATATTCCACCTAAATCTGCAGTTAACAAATTGATGAACCTCATTTACAAGGCGGATAAGGATAAAGCTAAACCGGCTAAAGAAGAAAATACTACTAATAGTCAATCTGCTGAATTACGAAACAGCAAGTTGGCTATTTTATTTGGAAAAAATCAAAAGGAGGCCAACTAATGGCTAATATTAATACAATTAATGATGCTTGGATTGCCCAAGGGCAAAAGGTATCAGACTTGAACGACAAGTTAAACGCAGCTGTCCTTGACGACAGCTTTGACCAAGACAAATTTAAAGCAATGAAACAAGATCGCGACAATGCGGTTGCCCGGCGTGATGCTTTACATGAACAATTAGAAGAAGAACGTAAGGCTCAAGAAATTGCCAACATGGATGACAAGGAAAAGGCTCCGCTTAATGATGATGAAAAAGACATCAAGGACGAATTTGTCAAGAACTTCAAAGGCATGATTAAAGGCGATCCTAAAGTTATGAACTTGGTAACTTCATCTACCGACGTAACTGGAAATGCAATTGGTTTGACTATTCCACAAGATATTCAAACAGCAATCAATACGCTGGTTCGTCAGTTCGATTCGTTACAACAGTATGTTAATCGGGAAGCTGTTACGACACAAACTGGATCACGTGTTTACGAAAAGTTCACCGATATTACCCCGTTAGCCGACTTAGATGATGAAACGGCCACCATTGGTGATAATGATGATCCTAAGTTGTCCCTTGTTAAATATACGATTCATCGGTATGCCGGGATTACCACCGCTACTAATTCATTACTAAAGGACACGGCCGACAACATTTTAGCTTGGTTATCACAATGGATTGCTAAGAAGGTTGTTGTTACTCGCAACGCCCAAATCATTGCAGCAATGAACCAAGCACCAAAGAAGCCAACATTATCCAAGTTCGATGACATTATTACGATGATTAACACTGCTGTTGATCCTGCCATCAAGTCTACGTCATTTTTAATGACAAATACGTCAGGCTTAAATGTACTTTCTGAAGTTAAGGATGCTATGGGTCGATACTTATTACAACCAGACCCAACGCAACCTGATCAGTATTTAATTCGTGGCAAGCGGATTGTAGAAGTTGCTGACAAGTGGTTGCCTAACGTTGGTACTTCGTCAGCACCGGCTTATCCACTTTACTATGGTGATTTGTCGCAAGCGGTAACTTTGTTTGACCGAGAAAATGCTTCCTTATTGACTACCAACATTGGCGGCGATGCCTTCGCTAAAGACCAAACTAAGATTCGTGTGATTGATCGTTTTGATGTTGAAGCTACTGATACGGATGCCTTTGTTGCAGGTTCATTCAGCACAATTGCTGACCAACCAGCCAACTTTGCAGCAAGCTCTGCTCCAACAACAGCTTAATAAGTAATTAGCCAACCGTGTCGCCGATAAATAAACAGTACAGTTATAACCTGGGCGGCTAAGTAAGGATGTGATTTAAGTGGCAGCCGATTTAAAAACATTAAAATCATCTTTGCGAATTGACGGGAATGATGACGACGAGCTACTAAAAGGCTATTTGTCTGCAGCTACTAGCTACATTAAGCAGTCTATCGGTGATGAAAATGGCGTTTCAGGGTTCTATGAGATGGATGGCGTTAGTGACTTGTTTGAAACGGCTGTTTATGCTTTAGCTGGTTCATACTGGTATTACCGGACATCAATCACTTCAAACACCGTTAATCCAGTTGACTTAGTTGTCGATTCAATTATCGGCCAATTGCGTGGCCTGTATAACCAAAAACAGGACGAGGTGAGCGACGATGGCAATCAATAAGTTAACTCCAGTTGACTTTAACCAGCGTATACAGATTGGCACTGTTAAAACTGTTCAAAATCCTATTAATGGGACTAGTAAGCAGACATTTATTAGCCAGTTTAGTTTATACTGCGCACCCTATACACGATCGATTGCATATTCGTATCAGCTCACAGCTGAACAATTAGAGCAAGTCGTCGTCATTATTAGGCATAATCCTAAAGTTTACGAAGGTATTAAATGCCAATATAAAGGTAAACTTTACGATGTCATTAATGACAGCATGGATGATTCTAGTAATTATCTGTCTTGTGATTATTTGACGCTCAAACAGGTTACCAAGGGGGCTTAGCTATGGCAAACGATGATATGGCCGACCAACTAGAAAGCTGGCTTAAAGACGTCCACAAGTTAGTTCCCAATGAGGCTGAGCAAGAGCGGATAACCGAGGCTGGTGCTAAGAAGTTGGCTGATAACTTGACGGAAGCCACGCGAAAGAAACACTATTCAAGTCATAAAGACGAGAAGTACGGACACATGGCTGACAATATAAGCTATAACAGCAACGATATAGATGGTGAACATGATGGAAGCTCGATTGTAGGCTGGACTAATAAGTACCATGACATGAATGCCATGCGGTTAAACGATGGGACTAAGCACATTAAGGCTGATCACTTTGTTGACCAGAACCTAGCTGACAGCCAAGACGATGTCTTTAACGCCATGTTAGAGGAATTTAAGAAAGGGGACGATGACTAATGCTATTACCAGTATCACAGGTTGCTAGCCTAGTTAATTCCCTCAATTTAACGTGGGTTGATAAAGTATACCTCAAAGAGATACCTAAAGAAGAACCAGACAACACTGATAGTACAGTCATGCTATTACAAGAGACCGATTCAAGCCCGGCTTACCTTGCAAACAATACGTTTAAAGGCCTAGCAATGGGTGTTGAAATTCAAATCTTTTATAAGGTTGACCTAGCCGATGACTTTAACCCACTAGAAGCCGAAATAGCTTTGATGAAAAGCTTTAAACAGGCCGGCTGGTTAATTGTATCTAGTCAGCATCACACGACTGACCCGGATACGAACCAAATAACCAAAACAATTTATGTAACTAAAAATGAAATGATTTAAAGGAGAGATATTTAAATGTCAAAACACAACATTGTAAAAGCAACTTTTGCTTTACTTGATGACAACGGTGATTTAATCAAGGACCCTACTAAAGGTCTATCTGCTGATGGAATCTATGTTGCCGACCATAATGGCGAAGGTTTCAGTCAAATTAACGTGACTGCTATTGAAGCAGCCGGGACGCCTGGTTGGGGTAACGGACAAATCAAGCGGACAGCCTATGGTAAGTCTATGCCTACCTTGGCCTTAACCGCTTTAGACTTGGACTTCAAGATTAACCAGATGCTAAAGGGGTTCACACAAAACACCAATACAGGTGCCTGGGTAAGACAATTGCCTAAGCCACACGTTGCGATGATTGCCGAATCTCAATCACTAGATGGCGACATCTCAATCTACGAATGTTTCAACAACATTGAATTTGTCGAAGAAGCATCTAACAACTCAACTGATACCAATAATGAAGCTGCCTACTCAACAGCCCTAAATGGTACTGTCTTAACGCCATTGAAGCCAGACATTTTCTTAGCTGCCAATGGCGTACAACAACCATATATGATCGCCAAGTCAAATGACGCTAACTTTGATCTGGACAAGCTTATGGCTGAAACGTTTGGTGGCTACACTAAGTCAACCAGCGGTACAACTGGCAGTACGACTGGTAACTAGCAACACTTTAAAGGCTTCCCATTAAGGGTGGCCTTTTTACATACAAACTAAATTAAAGGGGCAAAATTTACTATGAAAATTAATGCTAAAAACTACTTTGAAATCAATAAGACGGCCGATGTAACACCAACTAACAACATTATTAAACTGGCTACTAAGGTTCAAATTGGTATGTTGGAATCGCAGGACACCGAAAAAGAGGTCACTGAACTAGACGCAATGAAAAACGGCCTAGAATTGCAAGATGATATGGTTGGCTTTGTACAACGGGTGATGGGCTATACCGACAAGCAAATGGAAACCATTAATGACACTGTCTCAATTGAACGGTTTGGTGAAGGTGTTGGCTATCTAATCATGCGTTTAAACGGTATCTCAGACGCTGACATTAAGCTGTCTGAACAAAAGCAACGCAAGGCTATCGAAGATTCTAAAACGTCAAAATAAACCGGCACAAACGCAACGTTGAAATCAAGCGAGAAGTTATGAAGTTAAAAAATCAGCAAGAAGATTTTAGTTTGTTAAGTAAACAATTGCTATTGGAGGGAATATCAACCAAGGAATTTGGCGATAGTCCCTTTTTTGATTTCATGGCGGCTTTAAATGCTCGTAAAAAGGAAGACCGATCTGAGTTAGTCGACCCACTGGATGCCATTAATCAAACATATGGCTTATAAGCGTTTGTGCCTAAAAGGAGGTTAAAAAAGAATGGCTAAAAAAGTAGTTGGCCGTGAGATGACCAGTAGGGTTGGACTAGATACGGCTGCAGCGGTTAAGTCGCTCAAGACGTTAAACGCTGAGGTCAAGGCCAGTACATCTGGCTGGAAGGCACAAGAGACGGCATTAAAGTCTGCTGGTGAGTATCAGAAAGCAGCGGCAGCCAAAGTTGACGGCCTGGCTAAATCAATGGAGTTGCAGAAGAATAAAATTGATGAGCTAAAAAAGCGTCAGAGTGGTATCAATAAAGAAACTGCAGATGGCAAAGAGGCCTATTCAAAGCTACAGGAGCAGATTAATAAGGCTTCGCGTAGTTATGGATCGATGGGCGGACAACTAGAACGTGCCAAATCTAAACTACAATACTATAATTCTGGGCTGGCTGACTTACAGAAAGGATATAAGCAGTCTACTGCATTAAGTAAGTCGTATGTAGACCGACTGGAAGCAGAAGGTAAGACAGCGGATGCTAATAAAGCCAAGCTGAATGGCTTGAAGCAGGCTTATTCTAATCTTGAGAGTCAGTATAAGGCTCAGTCTAGCGAACTCAATCGAATTGCGGATGCTAATGGCAAAACTAGTGATGCTTATAAGCGACAGAAGGTCCGAGTCAATGAGACTGCAACAGCCATGGCTAAAGCTAAGACTAGTCAAAATGAGCTACTTAAAGCGATGGAAAAAGAGCCACATGCGTTCATGCACGGTGTTCGGTCTAAGCTTGATAGCATTGATGACAAAGCTAAGAAAACATCTCATTTATTCGGTACAATTCTAGGCGCGCATCTAGTTGCTAATGGGGTTACTAATGTGATTGGGCAGATTAGTGCTAGTTTTGGCGCTTTGAAGGACTCAGTGGTAGCCTACGATAACAAGCAACGTACAATGACGGCGACATGGGAAACATTAACAGGCTCTGCTGGTAAGGGCAAACAGATGGTTAATATTGGCAACGATTTAGCTTCAGCCTTTAACCAGAACATTAACGTGGTTGATGAACTTAACCAGTCGTTTTACCATGTATTTGATAATGCCCCAAGAACAAAAGAGCTAACCAAGTCCATTTTAACGTTGGGTGATACGCTTAATTTAAGTGATGAGAATGTTACTAGATTAGGCACCAACTTTACACACATGCTATCAAGTGGCAAGATGCAACTTGGCGACTTCAATATGATTAATGATCAACTTCCAATGTATGCCGGTAAAATGCTAGAGTTTGAAAGAAAACAACAGCATAATAGCAAGTTAACCATGTCAACGCTACGTGACCAGATGAGTGCCGGTAAGATTAGTGCTAAAGACGCTGAAGAAGTAATGAACTCCCTTGGTGGCAAGTATAAGACAGCCTCAGAGAACCTAATGAAGACCATACCCGGTATGGAACGATCAATTAAGACTCAAATGCCAGCCTTGTTAAGGACACTTTATAAACCTATCGCAGATATGAAGTCACCACTAATGGGGCAATTCACTAAATGGCTTGACAGTAAGGACACTAAAGCTGAGTTTAAAGACGTTGGTAGTGCTATCTCACTTCAAATGGGGTTCATTTCTAAAGCTTTTGCTGGTAAAAAGTTTAGTGTCGGTAAATACCTAGATAAAATGCTAGCTAACTTAGCAAAGAACATTGACATATTAGGTACAAACATCGTTGCTCATAAAAAAGAGATTAAATCGTTCTTTAGTTCATTAAAGACCGCTTCTAAGACTTCATTTACAGTGTTTGTTAAAGCCCTAAAGGATATGCTACCGGTACTAGCTATCATTGGTAAGTTTGCTGAAAAGCATCCTAAGGTATTCGCTGGTTTAGCTTCTAGCGCATTTATCGCTAGTAAAGCAATCGGCGGCTTAAAACTAGCTTTAGACCAAATAGCTTTTGCCAAGGGTGTATTAGGAGGCATAGGTAGCAAGCTTAGCCGGATTGTGTTTAAACCTAGGGTTGATGGTAGTGAAGGAAAACGAGAGCTAACTAAATTCGCAGGATGGGTTAAAAAAGCTAGTATTGGTACTGGTCGCTGGCTAAAGATGGCTGCTAGGGTAACCACTAGTAAGGCCAAGAGTTTGATTAGTGGTTTATGGACTCACACTAAATCAGTTGGCAGCAAGATAGGTAAAGGACTTAAATGGACTGCTAAGATAGCTTATAAAGGCGCGTCTAAGGCGTTCAGCGTGCTGGCTGGCGGCATTAAAACAGTTGGTCGGGCATTCTTATCACTAGGCAAGTTGCTGTTAGCTAACCCAATTGGCCTAGTTTTAACTGCTGTGGTCGCGCTAGGGGTCGCATTCTATGAAGCTTACAAGCACATTAAGCCGTTCCGAGAATGGGTTAATAAGACAGCTAAAGCAGTGGTTAACTTTGGCAAAGGTATCGCTAAATGGGGCTCAAATGTCGGCAAGTCAGTAGGTAAAGCCCTAGGCAACATGTCGAAAAAGTGGAATAACTTCAAGAAGAGTTTCAAGAAGAGCTGGAACAAGCACTGGTCAGACATGGGTAAATCACTCAGGGATAACTGGAACGGATCATTGAAACGCACTAGAGAGTTCTTTAGTAGTATTGGCAAGAAGTGGGATAGTTGGAAGTCTAGCTTCAAAAAGAGCTGGTCAAAACATTGGTCAGATACTGGCAAAACGCTCAAACGTGATTGGGATGGATCTGTCAAAAATACTAAGAACTTCTTTAGTACAGTTGGTAAGAAATGGGATTCTTGGAAGAAAAGTTGGAAGAAGAGTTGGTCAAGTCATTGGTCAAGCAATGGGCGAACTCTAAAATCTAACTGGAATAGCTCATTTAAGCTTACTAAGTCATTCTTTAGTTCAATGGGTACTAAATGGGCTGGCTGGAAAAAGAGCTGGTCACACTCATGGAACAGTCATTGGGACAAGATGCGGTCTAACCTGCATAGCTATTGGAACAAAGACTTGAGCCATACTAAAGTGTTCGGACATTCAATGGGTGACTGGCTATCAACATTCAAAAAGTCATTCAAATCAGGCTGGTCTAGTTTAGGAACCGGCGTTGAGAATATCTTCAAAGGTCTTTGGAAGAACCTAAAGAAGTTTGCTAGAGACGGTATGAACGATGTTATCGACCTTATCAATGGTGGTATCAATGCGGTAGATGCTGTTATTCATACCTTTGGTGGCAAGAAGAAAACCATTGCTGACTTGCATCATGTTCATTTTGCCGAAGGTACTGGTATGTTTAGTGGGTCACGGAATCCAATTACCAAGCCTACTATGGCAATGCTAAATGATGGTAACGACAGCCCCCAAACTGGCAATAAAGAAATGGTCATGCTACCTAATGGCGAATCTGGTATTGTTCAAGGCCGTAACACTAAGATGATGTTACCAGCTGGTACTGAAGTTCTTAGTGCTAGTGAAACAGCCATGTTAATGGAAATGCAAGGCGTGACTAAGTATGCTAAAGGTACTGGCTTCTTTGGTGACATTCTAAACAGCGTGACTAGTGGAATTTCAGGCGTGACTAGTTGGGTCGGTAAAAAGGTTGGCAGTCTAGAGAAGTTCTTTAAGACTGCTACTAAAATTATTGCCCACCCGATTAAGTCACTTGAAAACCTGTTTAGCTGGTCTTCTAAGGACATCTCAGGTGTCATGAGTAACATTGGTCATGGCCTGTTCAATGGTGTTGAGAAGCAAGCTAAGACATGGTGGTCAACCCTATGGGGTGGCGTTAGTGACAGCCTAGATGGTGGTTCTTCTAACAATGCCTTTGTTAATGCCATGATGAAGTATGGTGCCACTAACAAGTACGTTTGGGGTGCTGCTGGGCCTAGTGCGTTTGACTGTTCCGGCCTAGTTGAGTATACCCTAAAGAAGCTTGGAATTAGCTTCCCACGGACTAGTGGTGAGCAGTATAAGGCTTCTAAGCATGTCAGCAATCCTAAACCTGGTGACCTAGTATTCTTTGGCCCCGGTGGTAGCGAACACGTTGGGGTATATACTGGGAATGGCGAGTTTTACAGTGCTGAAAATGAGCATGATGGCATGGGTATCAGTAAAGTTCATGGTGGTGGCTTTGGTTCATTCGCTGGCTATGGACGAGTGCCAGGATTATCTGACAGTGATAGCT